TAGCACCAATAAAATCTCTGCCAGTAGTTCCCTTGTGTCGCTTCATGGGCTTAAAGCTAGATTCAATTGCGTGTGGAATGTATAACGACTCAATGCCCACGTTCTCTAACATGGCTTGCCCGTATTGGCTCATTGCAATAGGGGTAACAAAGTCATTGCGACACCATGAAGCAACTTGTGGCGGTGCTGGTATGTGATCTATTGGAACCCAACTAGCAACATTCCAATCAGACCAACGCTTTCCTTTTAGAACCCACGCATCATAAAGCGTAAACAAAATGTGATTTTGTTTTGGATTACGTTGCGCCCAATCAAACATATGCGCTGGAATAATGTCATTGGAATACATGTCTGCACCGCGCTGATAAATTGGGATGCCGTTCCAGTCGGTGTTGCTACCTTCAAGTCCATAGTTGTTAAAGATAGCTACGTTATGACTCATTGCTTTCATACGGCTAGTGACTTGAGCTGTTTGCATTCCGTATCCAGTATTCGCCCAAGGCGCGTTAGATACCCAACCAATACATAAAGAATCTTGCACAGATAATCCTTTGTTCGCAGATACGAGAAACTTACCCTAAAACTTGCCATAACAAAAGCAGAACCCCACCAAGCCTGCGCTCTCGGTGGGGTTCTACGTTTTGGGGTTTCCTAATTAGGAAGCTGCTCCAGCAAAATACTTCACATGTGAAGTTTGGATTAGATTGCCATCCACCCGCATTGTTGCGCGGAAGGTAATTAAATCGTTTTGGAAGGCATAGTCATCCGAACGATCTAGGCGCAATCCACCAACGGTGCGAGCGAAGTAACTTGGAAGATTTCCAAAGATTACTGACTTCGCGCTTGTTGCTGGGGATGCCATAGCTGGGTTCTCAAAGATTGGGTAACCAAGCAATAGATCACGAGATTCAGCAGATAGTGATGGTGTGAATAGGTATTGACCCTGTCCATCCTTCAACTTACGAACAGCAGAAATTGCCTGTGCGTTCATCTGGAAACCAGTTCCTGGCAAAGTGCGACCTGCGGTATCTACGCTGTAAACCAAGTCAATGATGTTATCAGCTGTGAATGCGCCAGATACGCCAGTTCCACCAGTAATGCCTGAACCTGCAGCAGTTACGATGCCTGTTGGCTGTACTGTTCCTGTTCCAGTTGTTAGTGCGCCATTGACTGCATAGCCAAGTGCGTTACCTGTCTGAGTTGCAAGGAATCCAAGAATGTCCACGCCTGCATCTTCAACCATTTCACGGCTGATCTGAGTTAGGAATGAATACTTGTATGCACCAAGTGTCTTGAACGCATTGAAGGTCGGATCACTTTCACCGATTGTGCCGGCTTCAGAAGTGACCGTACCCGTAGAATACGCACTTAGTGACGGAATCTGAAGATTTTCGCCGCCAGCTGTATTAAGAATGGTTGATGTTTCTAGCATTGGACCAACGTGACGAGCAAGCATGATTACCTGATCGTAGAAAGAGGTCGGTACTGGCGCGCCAGTTGAACCCTTAGTTACGTCGCGCTTCTCGAACGAGTGGGAACGAATCTCACCACGAGCTAGGGAACGGATAAGTTCAGCTTCGTCAATTGCTGGAACAGCAACGGCTGGCTTAACTTGTGCTTCAAAACCTTGCATAGCTTCAGCAGCGCGTTCTTCGCGTTCTGCCTGTGCCTTCATGGTTTCCATTACCAATGAACGCTGATCAAGGTCTGCCATGATGCGGTCATAGGTCTGGTTTTCTTCTGCGGATAGATCGCGCTTTTCAGCTGCTGCTGAGTCAAGAAGAGCCTTTGCTTCTTCCCAAGCCTTTGCACGAGCTTCTGCTTGCTGACGAATGTAGTCAGACATAGTTACTCCTAAAGTGTTTGATTGGATTGGTCTTACAGTTTCTGCGTGGCTCCACGACAGTTGCGCAATGGCGGCTCCGCACAATGCTTATCTAATTATGGCACAAATAAAAACAGACCTACATCCTTCCCCTGATGCAGGTCTGTCTATGAGAAAGTTTAGAACGCTTTAAGCATTAAATCAAGTTGCTTGCGCTTAATCTCTAGCAAGTCAATTTCGCTTGGTTGGTCTGCGCGTAGCTTAGAAACAACCTCACTAATTAGATCAGCATGATTGGCTTCTAAAGTTTCACCAGCTTCTAATCTTGTAATGGCATCACTTAGAGCGTCTACGTCTACGGCAGTACGAGTTGCAAGAATGTCTAACGAACGAACGCTTGCAGTTGTTGCTTCATAGGCAGGGAATCCAGTAACAATAGAAACTTCATGTAGGCGTACTTGATGCAGTTCGCGTGTTGCTCCGTCTTGACTCCAAGAATCACCCTTTGGTGGAACGCTAAAGCCAAATGACATTGAAGAAACATCGCCACGCTTCATAAGAACCGATAGATCGCGCCCTGCGCTAGTGTCAGGCAGTTCAGCTTGTGCAAGTAATCCGCGTGAATCTTCAGATAGCTTTAAAGTTCCTGCGCGTGTAGAACCTAGAACTACATCTGTATTGTGATTCATGAACAACTTAATTTCGTTGCGGGATTTTAGAGAACGCTTAAATGCGCCTTCTTTAATTACTTCTGTAAATGGTAGCGGTTCTGACGGGCTATTAAATACAGCTGCGTATCCTGTGAAACTCATGCCATCGCTGGATGCTTCGCCATTACGAACGTCAAACTCAACGGTATTAACGCGGCGTTCTACTGTGGTTGTCATTTCTTGCCTTTCGTCTTTGTTTAAGTTTAACGCGATAGTGCGCCATTTCTCATTCTGCAAATCATTAGCATTACGTTCTTCAGCGCGTATGCGCTCAACTACCCGTTCTGCAAATTCTTGCGTTCTACGAGCTTGCGCTTTAGTCGCGCCAGAACCCCAGAGAAAGTGAGCAACAACGCCTGCGCTTGGATAGTTATCATTAGAAGGATTAGCATCAGGGGCTTCCAGATCAGGTAAATGCCTAGCAATCCAAGCAGCAATACGAATCCATTTATCATCCGAAACCTTGCCTTCTGCCATTAGTCGTGCTTCTCGAACTGTTTTATCTGTTAGTCCGTCACCAGCCAAACCATCTGCATAGAACTCTAGACCTCGCCTAGCAGCAGCACGCATAAAGTTAGGCGCATCTTGATTTACTACACGTTCTTCATCATCTGCTTGCCATGCGTTGCAGTAGAAACCGCCATCAACAAATTCATCCCATTTCTCGCACCATGCTTTATCGCCTGCTTCATTAACACGCGACTCATCATAAAAGAAACAGTTGCCACAAGCGCGACCTTCTGGCACGTCTTGAGCTAGTGCTGGTCTGTAATTGTCAGGCAATGCGCGTTCAATTTCAATTTCTATAAGTTCATCATCAACAGATTCATCTTGACCTTGATAGTCCATCTTGGTTAATGGCGCCAAACCTTTAACCACGAACTCATTTGTTTCAGTCAAAGTTCCATTGTCATTTGTGTAAACCTGAATTGTTGCAATTGGTCTATCTTGCGTGGCTACTATGTCACCACCTAGCGGATTCTTTACTGCGCCAAATGTTGAGATAAAAGTTATCTCGCCATAGATAGTGTTTCCAGCATTATCCCAAAAGACATAATCGCCAACTTCAAGTTCATCATTAAGAGCGCGTTCACCGCCGGGTTCCATGTCCTCAGCTACTGATACTGCAACCATCTGATCTATTGCATCTTGCTTAGTTGCATGACAACCAATAACTTCACCATCTTCTTTGACGGTTGCCCAACCTGAACAGTCAGGTGATTTATCTGTTATGAAGTATGGCATCAGTATTGTGTCTGCCTTAACCAAGATACAAGATGAGAACCTGTTTCGCTTACTGCATACAAGGCTTCACCGGGATTCAACATAATTTCCAGACTATCTAATTTCTGTAAACCCAAGCCCGTAGTTATTGAAACATCACCGTTGCCAACATAAAGAACTTTAGTGTTGTCCATATTATGAATGTGCAAGCGTGAAGGGTTAGGACTTTGCCCGTCAATTTGAACTGGCGTTGCACCAACTAAAACGTGACCCGTTGAGATAGCCATAACTAAACCTCGTAAACAGACTCTGGATTTTCAGGGTCAATCTGAGCAATAGCTTGTAGCTGTGTAGAAGGAAGCCCTGTATGCGAGATAGCAGGCAAGCTCAAGGCAGATAGAACGCCAGCAGGGTCAAAGCCACTAAGGATAAGTTTCTGAGCCATAGTAACGCGCTTGTCTGTTTCAACGAGTGAAGCAGCACCAAGATCCACGTTAGCCAAAGGCACACGATAAACGTCACCACCAGTAACAGGTCGTAAGTCCTCGAAACGTCTAATGTCATTAACACTTAAGAATCCTGCTTGTGAACCAATGCTGTATCCGTTCATTCTAGTTGCGAAATCACCGCGGAGTAATCCGTCTACATTGAATCGAATAAATGCACCGTCTGGCAAAAGTGCGCTGTAAGCATCTTCAATCTTTGCAACGTATGGGCGTAACGTATGAGTTACAAAGTTAATGTTGTTCTGTTCAACTGAAGCGTAAGACATTGCGCCCGGTGTTGTAATTCCAATCATGTGTGGTGGAACTCTAAACATGCGAGCTACTTCTTCAATCGCTAACTTGCGACTATCTAGCATCTGAGCTTCATCAGGGTTTACGCCAGTTCTAACAAACTTTGCGCCACCTGTTAGCAGACCAGTCTTATGTGCTTTACGCCATCCGTTATGACGTGAGTTGAATCCGTCTACTAGCTGTTTGGCTTGATCACTATTTAAACCTTGTGGCGTTTCAATGATGCCTGATGTAGTTGCGCCTTGACCAAAGAAACGTGAAGCAAAAGATTGAAGGGCACTAGATAAACCTAAATTGTCTTTTAGTTCAGTAACACGCGACATACCGCGAAGTTCGCCAGCTTTACGCATTTCAGTAATCTGAATCATGTCACGCTTGGAAACTATGTTTTCATTTGAACCGTCAATAATGTATTCGATCTCACGAGTTACTTTATTTCGAGTTACTGTTACTCGTGTTGGGTCAATAACAACTAAGTTAATTACTTGGCCTGAGTTATCGCGGAACACGCGAACAAATGCGTTGCCGTCTAGCAATAGCGAAATAAGAACTTGCTGATAATGCTCAGAACGTAATAGGTCTACATCTGGTCGCTGAACCCATGCAGGCTGTGGGCGATAAGGAACACGATCACCGTCACGTCTAATAAAAGAATCAACTGGCAAGGTACTAATGGTGTCAGAAATTAAAAGAACGCAAGCATAGAAAGCGTTAATCTTTATTGCTTGATTCTGATCTATGTTTGTACCAGCTTCAGTTGTGAAAGCAAAAGAATCGCCAGCACCCCAGACAGATTGAAAGCTAATGGCGCGCTCTTCTTTGCCACTACCTGATAAATTT